GGTGGGGAAAATCTTTTGCACCTCTGCCCAGGCGTCTCTAATGCTGGTAACTGTCATTTTTCAGGCCCTCCTCGCACTTTTCGGCGGTGTGATGTATAAAAAAATTAGGTTACACTCGGTCGCTTGACCTTGTGTAACCTAATATTAACGCCTGCCGGGCCAAATGTCAAGACTAAATTACAAAAAATTATAAAAAGTTTTTAATGGCCCTAAAAACGGGGGTCCCGCTCCAGGTGGGATCCCCATTTTCCGCGCCTCCACGGCGCTGGCGGTGCAAAAATGGCGCAAAGAATTGGCCGGCGTCCCTGGGCGGTTCCGGCCTGGTCGTTTTCCCGTGTTCAGCTGGTCAGGCCGCCACGGTCATGTATTCGTCATAAAGCATTTGCGGCGTTTTCCACTCCAGGATCCGGCGCGGATAGTTGGCCAGCCACTCCTCCACCTCCGCAACCTCCGCCGCGCTCACATTGTCAAAGTTGGTCCCCTTTGGAAAAAACCGTCTTATGATCCGGTTCATGTTTTCGTTGCTGCCCCGCTCATAGGCAGAATATGGGTGACAATAAAAAATCTTTGTGCGCGGTTTCCTGGCCCGCTTGGATCGCTCCATCCCCTCGCAGTCCTGGAACTCGCACCCATTATCTACCGTGATAGACCGGAAAACCTCCCGGAACTTTGCCCCCATGCGGCGCTCCATGCGGTCCAGCGCCCGGACCACGCTTTCCATGGTATGATCAGGCACCCGGACGATCACGGGGTAACGGGTCAGCCGCTCGGTCAGCACCACCAGCGCCGCCTTGCTGCCCTTGCACCCCATAACGCTGTCCATTTCCCAGTTTCCGAAAGTTTCCCGGCTGTTGATCTCCTCCGGGCGCTGTTCGATGGTGTCCCCCTTGGCCGGTCTGGCCCGGTTATTGTCGCCCGCTTTCCGCCCCTCGTTCCGCCGCTCCCCTTTATACAGCAGATCCGCCTCGGTCAAGTTCAGGAAAATGTCCCCGCGATAAATCCAGTTGTAAAGGGTGGTTTCGCAGATTTCTGTATCAAACTTTTTCCCGTCAATCTGGATCTGTGCCAGGGCAGCGCCTGGGGACCGCTTTTTATTTATGATCTGGTCCTCAATGTACTCTACAAAGGCAAAGTCTTTGCCCAGCTTAATGTCCGGCCCCTTTGCCCTCAAATTCTCCTGGTATTTCCGCTCCGCCACGTCCGCGCAGTATCTTTCCACAAATTCGTATTCACTGGTTTGCTGTACGCACATTCCCCGCGCTATTTCATTATAGATCGTTTTTTTACAGACGCCTATTTCTTTTGCAATCGCCGCCGGTTTCGCCCCTGTCCGCAGGGCACCCTCTATTTTCAGGCGTTGCTCCCACTGGATATGATGATAGCCCTTGTAATTCATAGCAGCCTCCTTTTGGCATGACAAAACCGGCGCGGTGCAATACCACGCCGGTTTCACTCTCTCCCCAGCAGCCACAACACGGAAACGTCCAGAATATCCGCTATTGTGGTAACTTCATAATCTGCCACATACCTGCTGCCGCTCTCAATCCTGCTTATGCTGTCCCGCTCCATGGGGATCCCTGTTAGTTGTAACTGTCTGCATAGATCAGACTGTGAAAAGCGTTTCGCCAGGCGGGCCAGTCTTATGCGATCACCACAAATATTTCTTTTTCCGTGAAATGTGTATGCCCTCATGGTTTCCTCCAGCCGCCGAAATAATCAAAATTTTTCTTAATATTACCACGGTTCCGTTTTCCGGCCCGTTGGAATATCCAGCAATCAAAAATTTTGTTGTTTCGGCTCTGGAGGCTGGGCCGAAAGTGTCCCGGCCCCTTTTCTTTACTCCTCGGACAGTTTGCCCATGTCCGCCTCGATCAGCCCGATTATATAGGCGTTTAGGCTCTTTCCGCTCTCCTTTGCGTGTTGCATTATTTTTTCTTTTGCCCCCCCTGGAAAGCGGATGGTGTAATGGTCCAGTTTTTCAAGATACCGCTTGTTCCCCTCTAAATGCGCTTTTGTTGCCATGTTTATCACCTCGCCATTACTATACCACATTTCCATACATGAAACCATGAACATTTTACACAAAGTTCATGCAATCATGTTTGTGTATTCTGTCAATAGATATTCATGCAATCATGTAGTATAATTCTTATTGTAAGGCAAGGGTACAGCCCTTTACGAAAGGAAGTGAGGACATGGACGAAATGAACACCACAATGGCCCTGCTCCGTGCGGTTCTGGAACTTATCGCTAAATGCGAAACGCTCGAAGAACTCCGCGAAAGCGTCAAGCGGATCATGGGCGAATAAAAAAGGATAGCGGCTCCCCCGGTCAAAGGTAAGCCGCTATCCGCCACAAGGGCAGGCCGGTAGCCTTACACCGGCCCGCCCCCATAATAACAAAGTAAGGCGAAAAAAACAAGGGGGCAAACGAAAATGGCACAGTTTGAAGTTGGCAAGGAATACAAAACCCGCAGCATTGGTGATTATAATTGCATTTTTACCATTCTTATCACCGGGCGCACAGCGAAAACCGTTTCTTATAACTACCTGGGCCGGTCCCGCCGCTCCATGATCCACGTTGACCAGGATGGCGAATGGATCCAGCCGGACAGGTACAGCATGGCCCCCACGTTCCGGGCCAGCCGCACAATTTGAAAGGGGTGTCAGAAATGAATAAACCGGAAATGATGGCGCGGGAAACGCTCAAAAACTCCAGCCTGGAAAAGCTGCTTGATTTGTGGGAACTCACCGACACGCTGAAAGGCCCGCAGGTCCCCACAGTACGCGGGTGGTTGATGGACGAAATAGAGCGGCGAAACCCGGACGGGTTCGACGCCTGGCTGGACCAGGACGCCCCGGAAGATCAGGATCTCCGCCGCTATGTTCTGGCCTGATACAAAGGACCCCCGGCGCGGTGCCGGGGGTCCTCTCTTTACTCTTTCCGATCCTCCAGGCGGGTGATCTGCTCCAGCATTTGCCGGAACTTGTCAAACCCGAACATGGCCGCAAAGGCCACGAAAAAGCCCAGCGCCACGGCGGCGGCCACCATGTACCAGACAATGGGCACCCCCTTGATCTGGCACACGGCGAAAAATACCAGCAGGGTCACGGCCATGGCCACGATAAAGGCCAGCAGGTTGGTGGGCACCTTGTCCCAGGTCAGTTTCTTGACCACCTGCACAATGATGTTGGTGATCACCATAAGGATCAGCACCGCCAGCAGGATGGCCGAAAGGACGGCGGGAATGTTCTGCAGAATGGTTTCCATGTTCATGTCCTCCACAAATTTATTTCACAGCCCCGCCCAGGGCGCACAGCAGCGCGTCCAGGCTGGGGAATGTGTTATAGTTGGCCAGCCAATAGTCCGGCGTGTCGATCACGCCAGCGGCCACCAGGGCGCCCACGGCGTTGGCCACGGTGCTGGAGCGCGGCCCGGCCTTTGTGATTTTCGCCGCTGCCTTGACCAGCAGGCGGTCCAAATACTTGACCTTGCCTGACGCGGCGGCCTGCTGCCAGTAGTCCGGGGAATTGATCACGCCCAGGCTGGCCAGTTTGGCCACAGCTGCCGCCGCCTCGGTCAAATAGATCACCTGGCCCACCCGGATCAGGTTCTTGTTCTTGATCCCGTTGATGGCCGCCAGGGCGTCCACGGTGGTGCCGTAGCGGGCCGCGATCTTTCCCAGGGTATCACCCGCCGCAACGGTGTGGGCGGTGCCCTGGACCGCGCTGGAGGTCCCCGTGGTGCCGGTGTTGGTGCCGCCCAGCTTTTTGGCAATCGCCGCAAAGTCCGGGCAGATAAACCCGCGTATGTACCGGCCATTTATGGCCATGGTCCGGGTGCCCACCTTGCCGCCGCTCATATTGCCCTCTGTCACCACAAAGGACCCGGCGGAAACCTTTGTCACGATCCCGATGTGGTCCCCGGCTCCGGTGCAATCGCCCTTGCCGTTGTCCTGCCAGTCATACACGCAGGCATCCCCGATCTTGGGCGTGTGGGCGTCGTTCTCCACCCAAATGCCCAGCTTTTTGGCCACAACGGTGTATTTCTCCACGCCGCACTCGGTCCCGGTGTACTTGGCGATCCCGGCCCGGATATAGGCCGCGCTCACCGTGGTGGCACAATAGGCGTCTTTCACCTGGACCTTGTACCCCCGCGCCAGGGGGCGGTAATTGTTGTAAACCTCCAAAATGTCCATGTGTTTGGCGCTGCCTACGGTGGCCCCCACCCATGCGTTGATGGTGTCCGCCACTTTCTGGCGCAGTTGGTTCTCTGTCATTTGTATGTTGCCTCCCTTACAGGCCCACGTCCGGGGGTTCCTCCCGCTCGGTGGGCGGGTCCATGGGCGCGGCCTGGTAGCCGCTCCCGCTTGTTTTGGCGGCCTCCGCCGCCTTGTCCTTGTTGGTCTTGATCCAGCCCATGACGCCGTTTTCCAGGCCGCAGACGCCGAACACGCAGGCGGTCAGGGTGGCCGGTTCGCTGCCCGTGTGCCAAAACACGATCAGGTCCGCCGCCGTGTAGGCCACCAGGATCACCGCCTCCAGGATCAGCACTTTGTCCATGACGCCCATTTTTCCCTCGCGCCCGCCGCCGTCCGGCTGGAGGCGGCGGGCGTGGTACAGGCGCGGCCCCACGATCTTGCACAGCAGAAAGCCCATGGCGGTCCCCGCTGCCATGGCCAGCGGGGCCACCACCACGGTGCCGGTCATGGTGTCATGGTCAGCAGGTGGATCAGCCCAGCGCCCAGGGCGGCGGCCAACACCCCCAGCACCCCATAAAACAGTTTTTCCACCATGCCGTCCCACCGTTTGCCCGGTTTCTTTTCGATGGCGTCCACTTTGGTCCCCAGCGTGTTCACGTCTGTTTTGATCTCCGCCATGGTTTCCGTCTGGTGCTTTTGCTCCGTCGCCATAACTTCCACGGCGGTGGCCAGCCGGTTCAGTGTGTCCACCTTTTCGTCCATTTCATCCAGGCGGTGGGTGTTGGATTTGCTCCGGGCCTCCGTTTCCACCAGCCGGACCGCCATTTCCTCCTGGGTCATGCCTCACACCTCCAATTTTTCAACGGGGCCGCCGATGGCCTCCGCGTATTTCTGCCGCAGGGCGGCGATCTGCTCCGCACGGGTCAGGGCGTCATGCTGGGCCAGTTCCATAGCCTGGGCCTGGATGATCACATTTTGCTGGTCGATGATAGCGCATAAATCCGCGATCAGCCGTAAATTGTCCATATCCTTATCGCCCCCGGATAAAATCTAAATACACGCTGGCCAGTGAATACATGGGCAGCGCAGGCTTGTCCGGCTCCCGCTTATATATGACCGATTCATAAAGCCAGATAAACCACCGGGCCGTGTCCTCCGCCCAAATGGCCAGCGGCATGATCAGAAACCACAGCAGGCCAAACAGTGGACAAACCTGGCCCAAAATGTTCCCCGGCTGTCCGGTATAGTCCCACACGTCCAGCCCCAGCCATAAATTAAGTACGCACCCGGCCAGGAACTCCACCGCCAGGACGATCAGCGCCCCCGCAGCTGACTGGAGGACCACCGGCGCGTTGTAAAATCGTGGGTGCTGGTTGATTGCTCCCACCAGCACCCCACACAGCCCGCCGACGATCAGCATGGACGGGTGGGAATATCCCCGGAACACTGTTTCCATGGCCACATACATGACGCCCAGCGCGGCCCACAGCGTCAGGATCTTTTTCACGCCGCGCCGCCTCCGGCAGCCTGGATAATGGCCGCCATGTTCTCCGCCAGGTCTGCCGGAAGTTCCGCGCCGTAGGTGATCCCCCGCAGTTCCTCCAGCCCTGCCCGTTTGATCCATGCGTTGACATGGTTGCAATAGGTCCGGTGCTGGAAAACGTGGGCGGTGGCCGCCTGGGCCAGCGCGGTGAACTCCTCCGCCTGGTACATTCTGCACAGTTCCCCATCCGCATGATAGGGGACCGCCGTCGCCCCCTCTTTCACAGTGGTGTACTGCGCCATGATCTCGGTCTGGTCATGCTCGGTCAGACTGTAATGGGATCCGCCCACGTCGATCCCCGCATAGATGGCGGCGGAACAGTCCAGCCCGATCTCCTGTTTGACTGCTGCCCGCACCTGCTCCACGTTGTTCCAGTCGCGGGGCGGCTGGATCCCCTTGCTTTTCAACCGCAGGCCGCGCACACTGTCCGCTCTGTGTTGTACTCCCATTATTGGAAACCTCCCTGCACAGAATTGATGTAACCGCCTTTTCCGCTTTCCCCGCGTTTCACAGAAACCCGGAAATTGAACGCGAAACCATTTTCTGCCGTCTCATTCTCAAAAATATGGTTGCCGCCGTTCTTGACCTCCATGGTGCAGTCCTCCCACACCGGGGTGTCGTCGTTTCCGTTGTTGGTCACTTCCACCTTATACTCCGCGTCCGCCGGAATGTCCCCGGACACGGACAACACGCAAATGGTGATCTTGGCGTCCGCCTCCATGGGCGTTTCCAGGGTGATCGTGGCCTCGGTGACTTCTTTGGTAAACGTCAGGGTGTGGACCGCGTTCACCTTTCCGTCCGTCGCGGTAATGGTCATGGTGTGGGGACCGTTCAGCAGTTTCATAAAGGTTTCCCCGGTCATGGCCAGGGTGTTCTCCGTCCCCGCCGTTGCCGTAAAGGTCCGCAGGGTCACGCCGTCCACGGCCTCGGTCACGGTCAGGGTGTCCTCGGTGTCCTGGTCCGCCACGGTGTAGGTGATCGAAAAGTCCGCCGATTTCGTCCCCAGGTCCGTGCCGCTGGCGGTGTCGCTGGTGATCACCGGGGCGCGGTTGTTGTCCACCGGCTTGGAGATCCCCGTGGTGTACGGGCCATAAATGTTATAGGTGTCATAAGCCCGCACCCGGTAGTTGACGCTGGCCCAGCCCCGCGTGATGGCGTCCGTAAAGGTCAGGGCCGCCCCCTTGTAGACCTCCGCCCATTCTCCGCCGTCCACCTGGCGCTCCAGGCTGTACCCAGCCAGGTTGTTGTCCTGGTCCGTGGCCGCCTCCCAGGTGATTGTCAGGTTTTCCCCGCCCAGCACCAGATCCGGGATCGTAATGCTCCCCGGCGCACCGGGGGCGGCGTTGTTTATCACGTTTACCTGGTTGCTTGTGCGGTAGCTGCTATAAAGGCCCTGGCTGTCGTAGGCTTTCACCCGGTACATAACGCTTTCCGTGCCTGCTGGCACGGTGTTGGTGGTGCTGGTCCCTCCGCCCTGGTAGATTTGGGACCATGTGCTGCCGCCGTCCGTGGTACGCTCTACCACATAGCCCTCCAGGTTGTTCTCCGCGTCCGTGCTGGCCGCCCACGCCACGGTGATCGTCGTCCCGCCCTGGATGGTTTCCGGGATCGTAATGCTCCCCGGCGTAGTCGGGGCCGTGTTCGTGTTTACCGCGCCGTCGTCAGAGACTAAGAGGTTAGAGGGCAGGATCAAAGCGGGGCGCACCCCCCAGGTGTTGGTGCAGCTGCCGTAGCCGGCGTAGCCACTGGAATTGACGTACCACGCGAAGGCGGCGCTGACCAAGTACGGGGAGCGCAGCCACCAGCCGGTGGCGGACCCGTTCAGATAGCCGATCTTTTCGTTCCCGCCGTTGGCGTTGGTGAAGTAGTCCAGCTTTGCGCCCTCGCCGTCCGGGATATACTGGTTGACGTTGCTCCTGGTATAGCCCACCTCGGTGGCGGACAGCAGGAAGATTTTACAGGCCAGGCCGTTGGCTCCGCTGGTGATCGTGGAGCTTGTCCCGCTCCCCGCCCGGTAGGGGATCTTTACCTGCTTGATCTGCGCCTGAATGTCCTTATCAAAGCGGGCAAAGAAAGTGCTGTCCAGGTAGCTTTTCAGCGTACTGTTGGCCCAGTCGTTCACGTTGGAACTGTGCCAGGCGCGGGTTTCAAAAATCTCTTTCCGCAACAGCCACACGCCGTCACAGGACGCGTCGTAAATGCCGGACGGCTTGCCCTTGTGGACCACGATATAGTCCACCATGGCGCCGTTTTCTTTCAGCTTTACGATTGCGCCGATTGCCTTTGTACTCAATGCGGCACTTGCCATTTGTGTGTCCTCCTCATTGGTTGATACTCACCAGGGGAAACCCTCTGGCGGCTCCGCCGGCGGTTTTGGTTTGATCTTGCCCTGCCGGCGCATTTTCTGGATCAGTTTTTTGGCCTGCTCATTTTTGGAGTGGCGGATCGGTTTCCGCGCTTTCAGCTGGAGGCCCACGATCTCCGAAACCTGGGCGGCAATTTTTTGGCGCAGCGTGTAGGTGTCCCCGTGGGAGGCGTGGGCGTCCCACGCCCTCCAGGAAGTCAGGATCTTTTCCCGGCTCACCTTTCCCGCCGGAAAGTCCACCCGCCACGCCCGGATCCTTGCTTTCATGCGGTCTATGCTGTCCCGGCGCAGTTTCATGATCACCCCGCCGCCGCTGTCCAGATAGGTGTGAAACCCCAAAAAGTCAATCCCGTTTTTCAGCGGAAAGATTGCCGTTTTCCCGTTCAGTTCCAGCTTTAGGCCGTCCATCTTCTCCCGGATCAGGCGCAGGCACTTTTTCAAATACTCCTTGTCCTCATGGATAATATAAAAATCGTCCATGTACCGACCATAATACCGGGCGTGTAGCGTTTCTTTGATCCAGTGGTCAAATTCATCAAGGTACATCAGCGCCAGCAGTTGGCTGGTCTGGTAGCCCAGCGGCAGGCCCTCGGTGCTGTCGATATAAGTACACATCAGGGCATACACTTGATCGTCTACCACCCGCCGCCGCAGTTTTTCTTTCAAAATATCGTGGTCAATACTGGCGAAAAAATGGTGTACGTCCGCCTTTAGGATCCACCCGTCCGCATAGTCCCATTGATCCCGCGGGCGGTACGGGAGGCCGGCGGCGCGTCGTTGTGTTTCGTCGTGGCCTTTTCTCTTTTGAAAATAGTCCCGCATTTGCTCCCGCAGGCGGTCCAGCCCGGTGTGCATACCTTTCCACACCTGGGAGGCATGGCTGTCCTGAATGAAACCCCTGGTTATGGCGTCATACAGGATATTGTCCACAAGGGCGTGTTGTACCACTTTATCAACAAACGCCGGCGCCTGCACAAGCCGCTTTTTCGGTTCGTAGACGAAAAAGGTTTCAAATTTGCTGGGCCTGTAATTCCCATTTAACAGGATCCGGGAAAGTCTCGCAGTACAGGCCAGGGCGTTGGCCTCGTACTGGGCGGTCCCCTGTTTTTCCCGCTTTCCCACCCGTGCGGTTTTGTATGCTGCATATAGCACCTCGAAAGAGCATAGTTCCGAATAGTCCATTTGTTTTCCCTTGGATATGCGGGACCCGGCGCGTTTCCCCGCCGGGTTCCCTGTCAGCCTGGGCACCGCTGATAGCTGACGGCGCAAACGGCGGCCAGCGTCAGCGCCATGTGTTTGTCCGCTCCCCACGCGCAGGGTTTGGACGGGAAATGACCTCCTTTGATGATGGGGCGCTGCTTTCGGCTTTTGCCTACTCGGTCCGGCATTGTCCATCAGAGCGGGGCGCACCCCCCAGGTGTTGGTGCAGTTGTTGTTGTTGGCGTTGCCATTGGAATTGACGTTCCACGCGTTGGTGGCGTTGTTCAAGTTCGGGGAGCGCAGCCACCAGTTGGTGGCGGTGGTAGGTCAAGCCCCAATATCACGCAGCTGCCGCCGCGTCATATCCTCATTTGTTGGCGGCCTCCGCCGCCAGGATCTCCCGTACCAGTTTCACCATGGTGTCACAGTCCGCCCGTTGGCGGCTGGTGTGGATGGCCTTGGCCCGCTCGGTGTCCTTTTTCAGCCAGGCCAGGCACATATATTTCACGTCCAGGATCCGCTTGGTCCAGGTGCCCATGCGCTTGGTGTCTGTATAGCCCAGTTCGTGGGCCAGTTCCACCAGTTGGAGCATTAGGCCACATTCATCTATAACCGCCTTGATCTCCCGCAGGCGGTCCTCCGGGTGGTCATTAAACCGGGTTTCATTTGCGGCGAATACGCCCCGCAGGATGGCCCTGGCCGCGTCCCGCAGGTCCTTTATCATGCCGAAACTTTCACTTTTGGGGAAGTATGGGCGGCTCCGCTTATGCTCCAGACGCTCCGCCGTGGCGGTCAGCATATTCCGCATTTCCTCCAGCGTCCCCGCCGTGGCCATTTTCCGCATAACGGCGGCCACGTCCCGCGTGTCCACCTTATCGTCCGCGCCCGGTTTCGTCACCTGCCGGGTGTACTGGTACAGGTCTTTGGCCTTGTTCCCCAGCACATACTCCTTTTCCGCCATGCGCCTTTAGAACTCCACCCGTTTCATGGTTTCGTTCCACACGCCCGTTACCAGCAGGTTGGTCATGTTGTCAAAGGACACGGTGAACGGGTTCCCGGAAACTTGGGTACGGTACATAAGCTCCAGCAGGGTCAGGCGGGCGTCCACCTCCGCCACCACGGTTTCCATGCTTTCATTTTTCGCGGTCACGGCGGCCAGCGCCTCCCTAATATCCGGGTGGGCCTCCGGGTCCGCGTTGTGGTTCTCCATGGTGTGGGCCAGCATTTCCCGCAGGTATGCGATTGTTACCACGCCGGCGGCGGACACGCTGACCTCAAAACGCCCGTTGTTTGTAATGCCGATCAGGCAGTACAATTCCAGTAAAAAACTGGCATCCATGGCGCTGGGGATGGCCACACCCCTTTGGTCCTGCATGATAAACAGCAGGCGCTCCTCTGCGTCCGGGTCCCGGTCCACGTCCAGGGCGGCGTACACGCCCACCTGGTTCAGTTCGTACTCCTCCATGACCTCCGCGTTGCTGACCTGGACCTGCACGGTTTTCCCGTCCGCGCCGTCCTCCTCGCCCAGCAGGTTCAGGTTTTGCCGGGGATCCACAAGGTCCGTCTGCTCGGTCAGCAGTTCAGGCGGCACGGTCCCCGTTCCGCCCTTGGCGCTTGTAACCGTGATTTTTCTGCCCGCCAGCCATTCGTTGAGCATTTCCACGCCGCCGTTGGTCACAGCGGTTTCATTCCAGTGTGCCATAGATTTTGACCTCCCTTTTTATTCGTTGATATGTGTGGAACACACCAGCCGCGCCGCCCGTTGTCGCCCTGCCGGTTGGCGGCCTCACCGCGCCCCGCGTGTCCAGCCGCACGGAAAAGCGTTGACAGGCACCCAGGCAGGCCGCCCCCGTTGTGATCTCCGCATTTCCCTGGGGCCGCACCAGATCCGGCACTTTCAGCGTGGCCTCTATGCTCCGGTACATACCCAGCAGGCCGCCGCCGGTAACTGTGATAAACCGCCCTCCCGGCGGCTCCAGCGGCGGGGGCGTAATGGTTGCGGTGGCCTTTTCCCGGCTCCCTACCATAGCGCCGCCCGCCAGCGCCCAGGACTTTGCCGGGGTCAGGAAAAATTTGATTGCGTCCAGCCAGCTGGAAAGGCGCTTTATGGAATTGATGATCCTGGCAAACTCACCGACTGCCCCCGGTTTCACTTCCATGTCCGTGATATTCACCACGGCGCGGAAATGGTGTGGATCCCCTTCATAGTCAAACCATTCTTCGATCTGGCCGCCGCCGAAAATGGCATTTACCATTTTATTGACTGCCGCCGGTGTCCCCAGCTTTGCATAAAATGGCAGGGTGGCCTTTACCAGTTCCCGCTTTACCTCCAGGGAATAGTTTTCATTATAGGATGGCGTCCGCAGTTCCACGGCCACCACGTCCAGGATCCGCTCCGGCATATCGTCCACAGCGGCGTAAACCCGCACCGTGTCCGCATACCTGCACAGCTTTTCCACTTGGCGGCCCACCGCATAGGCAAACGCCTGGGTTTCCAGTTGGCTGGCCAGGTTCTCCGGCATAATATCCGTGAAAAGGCTTTGCCGTAGATCAATCATCCTCCAGCCCTCCATAATGGACCGCTGGATTCCCGGCCAGGGCCGCCACAGACTTTTTCCCCACCACCGTGTAAACCGGGGCGGTCAGATCCACCCGTTTGGCCCCCGCCGCCATGATCCGCTCCACCAGTTTGGAGGGGTTTATATCCCGCCCAATGGCCCGCTGCCATTTGGTGTATGCGTCCACCGCGGCCAGGACCTCCGCCTGGATGGACACGGCCCGGTTGCTGTCGCTCCGGTTTATGTAGTAAGTCAGGCTTATGGTGTATTCTGTTTCTGTCGGGGCGGCCACAGTTACCAGGTCCGTCATGGGTCTAATATTTCCGTCCCGCAGATAATCCTGGAGGCCCTGGATCATTTCCTGGGGCGGCGTGGATCCGTCTGTCATAAGGAAATACAGATCCACGGTTCCCGCCGCTTGATCACTGACTGCCACGGCGTCCCCCACGCTTGTGTTGAACTTTTTGGCGTGGTACAGGTATGCGTCCTCCGGTCCGGCGGTGGAGTAGGACCCAGGGAACAGATAGACCCGCTCCGCCAGGTGTTCGTCGCTCTCTACCTCCGCGCCGCCGGCGGTCACGGTGATATTGGACACGCTGGCCATGTAGGGGATAGGGTCCACCAGTTTGGACAGTTCCCCGGCGTCCAGGCTGTTTCCCACGGTCCCGGTCACGGTACAGACTGCCGGCACGTCCACCGTCATGGCCCCCGCCGGGATCTCCATATATGCGGTGGTTTCAAAGTACACGGACCAGTCCGGCACCGCCGCCCTGGTCCCCACCGGGATCCCCGTGGCCGCCTCCCGCTCCGCCGAAAGCGTAAAGCGCAGGGTGGTGGTGGCCGCCTCCGCCGGTTCACGGGTCAGGCCCTTAAAGGCCGCCAGGTGGTCCAGAAAATCGGAATAGCTGTATTTCAAAAGGTTCTGTTTGCCCGCTCGGTCAATGTACTGCATGGCGTGGTAGATTTGCGCCGCCGCCGCGTACAATTCCATACGGTGGGGGCTGGCCCGGTCCAGGGTCAGCGGGCGGCCAGTGGCCTGGGACATGAACGCCTCATAATCGGCTACCATTTCCCCGCGTATATCCTCCACCGTTGCCCCGTCAATGAAACTAACGTCCGGCAGGTTTTTCACCACAGAAATGTCAGGCACGGGTGATCACCACCTTTGGCTTGATGTGCCCTTGTTCTCCATAAATCCATGTAACTTCATAGACACGCACCCACGGAATAAACTGCGGGACCTTTTTGGTCACTTCCGCCGTGTATAGGCTCTTTACCACCTCCGGGGGCTTGTCCACATAGTTCTGTTGGATCCCAAACTCCCGATCCAGCGGCATGGTGCCCACCTG